GAGTGCATGCTCTACGCGGTCTGGCGTAGCGAGTACCGAGCCAGCGGCGAAGTTGCACATCTGCAAGAGTACGTCCCATGCCGCCGCTGTGCCTGCCGTGCCGCTGTGCTGATACTCAACAGCGAAGCTGAGCGTTTTGTAGGCGCTGCCAACCAGTTCGCCGCTTGCGCCGAAATAGTTTCGCAGGATGTTGCGCGGCACGTTTTGCGACACCAGCGGAGCCGCTTGCACGTTCGACACCAGCACCGCATCCGTCGCCGCCCATGAGCCGGGATCGGTGCCGTAGGTGACTTCTTTTTTGACCTGAATGACATCATTCATCGCATAGCGTGACATGGCTTACTCCTTCAATTCTGCGGGTTGGCTGGCTGGCTTTTTCACGGCGGGCGCAGGTTCATCTGCCCGCGCTTTGGCAGGTTCGACGTCCAGCCATTGGTGGGTTTTTTCGTCGTAGTGTTGTTTGTCTTTTTGAATAGTCATGGCATTCACCTAAAGAAGAGTTTGAGGAGATGCGGGGTTAACGTCGTAGTCAACAACAAAGCGCATCGGCCAGACACCGACCGGCTTTTCTGCGCCATCTTCAACGCGAAACTCGCCGATGCCTGCATACTTGCAGCCGCCGCGCACCATGTTGCCAAGCGTCTGATCAGCGGCGACAGCGGTTTCAACTTCTAGCGCAATTTGGTCAAGCGCATCCTCAACGGTAGCCAACTGCTTGGCGCAACACTCTACGGCAAGCGTGACTTGCCGCGCGCTGCGGTGCATGGCGAACGGGTCAAGCACGGTCTCATCCTCGGCGAACACGCGCAGTCCGGGTAGTTCGCTGTCGGCAAAGTCGTGATAACGATGTCCGAAAACACGGGAGCCGGTGGTAGCCAAACCTGTGAGCCGAGTCACCAGCGCCGCACGAATCTGGGTGCGGGCGTGACTCATGCCGCTGCCTCCAGAATGACGGTAGTCCAGCCGGTGCCGTCGGACTCCTTGCGCACGGCCTTGTAGTTCACGCTGTTGATCGTGACCGCCGTACCGCGAACCACGGCGGCGACACTGGCGGTCTCGCACTGAAACGCTGGCGAAGTGCCATCGATGCTGAATGTTGACGTGTAGTCGGCGTCGAAAATCCCCTCCACCTGCGCCGCGCCAATGGTGGCCACGGCGTTGGCGAGCGCCGCCACAGCACTTGCAGCCGTGGCGGTCTCGATAGCGGCGAAGGGAGTACCCATTATCAGTCAGTGATCGCAGCAATCGCCAGCGGGCTTGCGTAGCGTGCGCCGCTCAGGATGTAGCTCACCTGACCGACAGCGCTTGCCATCAACAGCACATCGACGCGCACGCAGTCAAAGCCGCCTGCAACATCCAGATCACCGGCATCTACTTCGATCACGTACATCAAGTTCTTGTTGTCCGTGGTATCGGTGGTGAAAGTGTTGCTGGCGACCGCCGTCTCTACCAGCGTGTCACTTGCGCCGGTGTCGATGTTGGCGTACATCTTAGCAAAGGCCAGCGCCTTTTCGCTAGTGCCTGCTACCGCAGTGGCCTGCTTAAGCGTGACAGCGCCCCCGGTCACTGTGGTTGCATTATCCACGGTGATGAAGATCGTGCAGGTCTGGTAGCCCTTCAGGCTCACATAGTCACAGTCGCCGTTTGTGGTGGCCAGCGCGCCGATGATCGGCGAACCCTGGACAAATTTTGCAATGTCGGTAAGTTTCATGATGTCGAGTCCTTATCTTGAGTTTGAGAATTAAGCGCGGGTCGCCAAGGTGACGAAATGGCTGCGGGTTGAGCTACCGTTCTTGGCCGACATCGGCGCTGTCAGTGCAGGCATGCCGTCAAGACGGAATATCAGGCGGAAGGCTTGCAGGTCTTGGTCAAACCATAAGTGCATCGACGTGGCGAACTCCGCCCCGGCTGCCTTGGTGATCGCGCGGTATCCAGCAAAATTGCCGAGGATAATGTCGCCCACCGTGCCCAGCGTCTGGCAGGCATCCGATTCGATGATCGGGCGGCCAAGCAAGAAGCCATTCGGTGCTTCTTTCATGCCGGACTGCGGCGGCGTCCAGATCGGCTGGTTGCCAATGGTGAGCAGCATGATCTGATTGATCGCGTCAGGATGGACTACCCACGCCAGCCGTGCGCCCGGCCCTTTCAAGCAGCGACCATACATCTTGCCGATGTTCGTGGCGTTGATGGTAACGGCAGTCTGGCCGGTTTCCTTGGCTTGCGATACCGTCGATGCGGCAGGCATGATTCCCAATGGCATACCGGCGCCAGTACCGTTGATGATGGCGTCGTTCGCCTTCCAGTCGACCGCTATTCCCATCTTGCTTGAAATATGGCTTGACATGGCCATCGCATCCATAATCATTTCGTCGGATGCGGCAACCAGCACCCTGAGCTTGCGTAGCTTCATCGAAGATTCACCGAGCGCAGGTTTCTTCGGCGTAGCTTGATCGCCTTCACCTTCCCACGATGCAGTGATTCCGCTGGCCCCCCACGGCGTTGTTTCATCCGTCGGGAAAGTCATCGTATTTCCTGAGAGCGGGATGTTGTCACAAAGTGAAAGCAGTGATTCTTGCGCGTAAGCAATGCTCGAAATTTCTTTCGCGAACTCTGGCGGAACGGCAAATCCACCGTCGGGGCCGCTTTCGGTATTTCCGAACACGGTCGCGGCGCGCGTCATCCGCTCGCTCTCGCCCTTGCCAAGCGCGGCGCGCATAACGTCGCCGCAGAATTCGCCGAGGTTGCGATAACCGAGTTTCGGGTCATCGGCGAGGTTGTCTTTAACGCGGGCGGCTTGGCCGTATTTGAGCGGCTTGCCAGATGCGGCGTCACGCTTGGCGTCGAGTAGCTTCTTTTGGAAACCATCGATGCTGTCGCCATTGGTAATGGCCTCGCGCGCCATTTCGTTGCCGCCGATGTCGGCATGATCTGCGCCGACAGTGAGGATTTCATTGGTGCGCTTTTGTTCAGCAGCGCGTGCCTCGGTGCGCGCCTTTTCTTCGGCAGCGCGTTTTTCTTCGGCGATTTGTTCGAGTGTCTTGTCCATGATGCGTTTCTCCTGAGGGGATGATTGTTGAAGGGGGATTTCGATAACCGGGCTTTCCTCGCCGCGTTCCGCCGCACGGCCGACGCCGACAGAGGCGTCCGCCGGGACAGCCACGAGGCTGATTTCGTAGGGTTCCCAATCGGTGATTCGGTAGGTGTCTGTCACGTCTGTTCCGGTGGCGACCAGCTCTGCCTTGTGGATGATGTAACCCACGGACACACACTTGCGGATGCCATCGACCACATCGTTGAACACTTCCTCCGCCCGCGCGCTTTTTCCAAAGCGGACAACGGCGCGACCGACCAGGTCGCCGTCGATGCGGACGGATTCAATGACGCCGACAATGTCGCGGACATCGTGATCACAGAGCAGCGCGCCGCTCGATTTGAGCCGGCCCAGCTGCACGGATTTTTTGCCGTGGTCGAGGATTTCAATGCCCCACCACCGCTCATAAGGTTGCTCGCTGGAAAAGGCGAGTTCGACGGTGCGCTTCTCGGTATCAATGCCACCGCGCTCGACGTTGAACAGGCGCTCGACTTTCGTGCCGGGACGCAGTTCTTTGCGGACTTCGGTTTTCATATCAAGGTCTCCATGGGTGCATAATCTCAACTCTGCGGGACATCGTTCAGGGGAAGATGTCCATGTGTCATGCGGCAGCCTTTTTCGGCGGGGTTGACGCAGTTTCATCGGCAGCGACAATGGCCGCGGCGGCATCCATCGCGGCGGCATCGTCGATGTATAGCGCAACATTCTTGGCCTTGGCCGCCGCTTCAAAGCGTGCGATGCCGTCCAGCACGTCATCCAGATCGACGCCCTGCTGCGCCGCGATGGTGTAGGGGTCGGCGAGACGGTTCTTGATCGCCAGCACGGATGACATGGTGTCTTTCAATGGATCAACCCACGGCCAGCGCCTGCCCTGGAATTCATGCGCGGCGAATTTTTGCCGCTTGCTGGCGGGCAACGGGGAACCGTTGGGCAGCACGATGGCGCGCATTAGCAGCGCGTTGTCCAGCCAGCGCGCATGCACGGTGTCGAGGAAATGTTCGATCAGCCAGTTCTGGATCAGCATCCAGCTATCGCGTTCATCCAGCACGCCGCTGCGGATGCTGGAAAAATTGACGCCTTCGAGATCATTGCCGAGCGCGTGGTAAGACACATCCATGCCGCTGCCAATGTCGCGCTTGGCGGCCTTCACGAACGGGTCGTAATTGCCGTGCGGATAATCCGGATTGAATGACTGGAATTCATAGCCCGGCGGGGCCATGCCGAACTGCCCCGGCTCGGCTTCGGTGAAGGGGATGCCGGCTGCATCTTCGCCGTCGGATACGTCTTTGGGATCCATCGGCGCCGTGTCTGAATCTTTGCTGACAAAGAAACCCATCTTGGATGCGCCGATGCGCGCGGCGATGATCGC